GATCGGCAGTCATGCCTTGGGGCTTTTGAGGGATAGCGGCAATGATTTCCTCAAGCGTTCTGACTGCATTCTGTGTAGTGGAAGCGGCAGCTATTTCCTCAAGCGTTCTGATTTCATTTGCCATATGCTGCGCGCTCCTCTGGCGTCATGGCGTTCCAAAGGGATTCGACCGTCACGCCACGGCTTGCGTTGTTTTTTACGGCTTGCTGTATGAATGTGTTGTTGATGAATCCTTGTGGAATTGTAGCAGGCGCTGGCGCCGGAGCAGGGGCCGGAGCAGGGGCCGGAGCAGGCGCTGGCGCCGGAGCAGGGGCCGGAGCAGGGGCCGGAGCAGGCGCTGGCGCCGGAGCAGGGGCCGGAGCAGGGGCTGGCGCCGGAGCAGGGGCCGGAGCAGGGGCAGGGGCAGGGGCAGTCGCAGCACGCGCACCGAACACGTTGATCGGGTCAAGCCCATAGTTATCAACAATCAGTTGATAGCTTTGCTGAACGCCCTGCTCCTGCGCTTTAGCGGCTTCAAGATATTCCCCAGCAAGACGAGTAAAGTCAGCGCGCTGCCGTTCGCTTAGGAACTGCCCATCCTCGACCTTTGCCGCAATGCCAGTCAAGCGCGCCAGTAGACCGCCCGCGTTGGCAGCAGTCGCAAATTCAGTTTCGCGAACAACTGATCCTGGGTCCAGCATCTTCATGAACGACGTAACGAGCGCAATGTCGCCTGCTCCACTCTGATCCATTGACGACGTTTCAATGATCGAGAAGTTGCGTTCAGCCGCCCCCAGATCCTCCGTGCGCTTCGCATATTCACCGCGCAGGCGGGCTTCCTCTGCAATCTTCTGCTGCAGCGTCAAACCTTCTTGACCTGCCCTCTGTTCCAGTTTGATAGCCGCATCCAAAACAGATTGCGGGATTAGACCGTTTGCCACGTCTTGCGCCATCTTGCCCAGAGGCGACGCACCTTCTGGCGCTGCCTGATCCTGCCCAGCCAGTTTCAGGATCGTGTCGGCCTGCTTGTCGTCAATCGCTCGGGTTGCCACCAATGTGCCAAGCATCGAAACCCCGTATGCGCGGGGATCTGCCTCAAGAATGGCACGGTTCGCCCGCAATGCTTGCGCCTCGGCCATCGCCTCTGGCGTGCCCGTATTCTCCGCAGCCGCAATGCGCTCATCAAACAATGCCAGTGCAGCGGCGGGGTTTCCTGTCAGCGCAGGAATAGTTGTTTCAATGTTGAACTGAACTTGAGGCTGCCGCTTTGCAGTTTCAATTGCACTGAATGCTGTTGCAAATTCGGCAAAGGTATCAGCATTGCCAAGCGCATATTGGTTCAACGCATCAACGGTCAACTTGCCATCAATCGCGCTTTGGCGAAGCTGCATCAACTGCGCCTGCATGGCATCAGCCTTGGCGCGCTCCTTGGCAGCCGCCGCGCGTTGCTCCTCAGCCGCCGCCGCCGCACGGGATTCCTGTGCCGCACGCAGATCCATCGCCTGCGACCGTTCTTGCATGATTTGGGTTTGCTCAATGTCTTGGCGGCCCAAGCCGTAGCCCATCAGCGCCTGCTCGATGGGGCTTTTCACGTCGAGCATGTAGTTGATCGGTTCCATCAGAACGCGCCTCCGTTGTAGAACATGCCCTGGCCGAATGTCAGCGGCGAGGTGGCTCCTTGAGGCGTGTATCCCTGATAAGCGGCGCCACGCCCAGCAAGCATTCCAACGTTTCCAATCAGATTGCCCCAAGTCTGGCCCTGCGCCAGCGCATTACCAGCCTGCGCCGCGCCGACTTGGCCATACAGGTTCGCAATGTTCGCTCCGGTTTGCTGGCCAAAGCCTGCCTGCCCGGTTGCAGCCGCTTGCCCTGCGCTGGCAAGGCCGCCCAAGCGACTGTATTGCTGATTGATAAGACCGCTCAAAACTTCGGGCCGGAACTTGGCAAGAGCGCCCTGCACGTTACCGCCACGAAGGCCGCCCGTGGCCGATGCGTTTTGCAGGATTGATTCCTCGCCCTGCCTGGTCAGCGCCTGAAACTCTGGACCCTGCTCCAAAGCAGTTATCGCTGCGCGCTGCGCATCAACCCCACCAGCCCCAACAAGAGCAGCCTGCTGAGACAACGCGCTAGATCCTGTTTCAATGTAAGGCTTCAGAAGCTGCTGGATGGCGTCAAACTGGCGACGCTGCTCTTCCACACCTTTGTCTGCAGCCTGAACCTGTGCTGTTGAGGCTTTGCTTTGAGCCTTTGACTGCACGATGCCGCTGACAACTGATCCGCCAAGTACTGCTGCTGCAATCCAACTCATGAGAACGATCCCCCAAGATATTTGTGAACCGCAGCGTCAATTGCCTGCATGTTCAGCGCCGCGTCCTGCGCGCTTTTCCACGCATCGCTTTTATCAACAAACATTTCTTCCAGCTTATCCACGTCGGTTTCTTCCGTGGCATAAGCGTTTACGAAAATGGTGTCCTCAATGATATAGGCGAACTTCCGACCAGCCTGCCCGGTGAAGATATGCGGGCCTTCAATCACCTTGGCTTCGCCGTTGACGATCACCGCCATCTTGCCCTTCAGCATGATGTTCATGTGTTCGTGTTTGTGAGCGTGGCCCATGATGTAGGCACCGGCAGGCAAGAAGGCCTCGCGCATGTAAATGCCATGTCCGAAGTGATGAGAAACCGGGCAATCAACCTGCGGTGCAGAAAGCATCATCGCCTCGATGTGATCGAGCGATGTCGCAACCGCGATGTCGTGATTAACCTGCACCAACTCGCCCTCTGCGGAACATGGCTGCTGGATGCCGTTGGTCTCAGCGTCGGCAGTATCGCGCAAATCCTTCATTTTGCCAAGCCCTCAGTCATCTTCTTCCCACGCCTGGCAAGTGCGCAGGTTGTGGCAGACGAAATCAAACTTTCCGCAATAGCCGCGACCACCGCCATCCATGTCAAACTTGTCAAGCGGGATGGCTTCCATCTTGGCTTGGAACATGGGGTCATTCTGGAAGTATTCGCAGTTGGCGCAAAGCCGCCGCCGCGCTTCCTTCTCATCCATGCCCCAAGCCTTGCCGACTGACGCCCAGAACTCCTTGTTGGCCTTCGGTTCAACCGAAGCCTTCTCAGGACCAAGCTGCCATTCATCAATCACCATCTGGCGATTTTTGCGGTTCTGCGATGCAGAAACGATCTTTGTGGTCGAAAGACCAAACTCGATCATCATGTCGTCCATTATGAAATCTCCCGGCCTGAACAGCGAATTGTGAGCGACGTGGCTGCACTGGCCAGCGTCGAGATGAAGCCACCAGCCTCAAGCACATGACCAACCAACTCAGGGCAGGTATAGGTCTCGTCTGGCACGATTGTTCTGGCATCGATGATCCGGTTGCTCGCCCCGACAGTGCCCAGAACCGTCACAAGGTTCACCGAGAACGTGACGTTGCTGGCGGTGGTATTGGTAACCGTGAACTTGTCGATGATCGCCTTGACCGCCGTGGCGGTGTATTGCGCGGTCTGCGCACTCTCAGCCTGCTTGGCTGGGATAAGAACCTTGGGCGTTACTGCCATACCGACCTCCTTAGACTATGCTTGTGATGATGCCGTCAACGACGGTTACTGTTTGAATGCCTGCGACGAATGACCCCGATGCCCCGATGTTCTCGAACGCCATTGATCCAAGCCCAGAAACAGCAATCGTTATCGAGCCATCTGCGTTGGTTATGGAAATGTTTGCGCCTGGTGTGATCGTGTTGGCCAGCCAGACGCGTCTTGTGGCGTCGTAGATGATAACCATGCCAGCCGCAGCGAACGGGGCATCCACGTCTTGCAACCGATCCAAGCGCGGATCTTGCGGGGCTGGCTGCATTGCAACAAGATTGGCAAGCTGCTCAGCATTAGTAGCGTTGGCCAAAGCGACCTCGGCCTTGTTGTCTGCCGATCCTGTGGAATAGACGTTATCAGTGATCAATTGCGTCAGCGTTGCAATCTCGGATGGCGTCAATGTGCCAGCGACTTGGAAAAGCCGTTCAATGGCGCGGATGGCATCGGGATCATTGCCAACGAAGCGGGAGATCTGGTTTCGATTAAGGGTGAACGGGTCAGCCATCAGAACGCCAGCGGCTCAACCCGCGCCTCCAAGCGTGCCATCGCAAGCTGCGCCTCGCTAGTGCCTCGGAACTTCTGCAGACGCCAGTTGCGCATGTGGCCCTGCTGCAGCCAGACCACTCGCTTGTTGTATTCGCCTAGCTTGCCCACGCGCGCAGGCTTCTCTACGCTGTAGGTCAGCCCATCAAGCGAATACGATGTCCAGACAGTCGGATCAGCGCCAGGCTGCACGCGGCCCGTCAGACTGACCAGTTCCATCTCATGGAAAATCGCACCGCGCCCTTCGTTGTACACAATAGCCGTGCCAAACTCCCAGCCGATGGTCTCGCCCCAGTGCGTGGCGATGTTCTTGTCCAGATAGCCCACGTCAGTGTCAGCAGGCTTGCATACGTTCCACCTGTCATAGGCAAAGATGGCATCGCACACAGCCCACTGGCCAAGGCCAACTAGAGACGTGCGCAATATAAACCAGACAGGCTGACCAACAGCCCGCGATCCTGCCGCATCAAATACGATGGTTTGATCGGGCAGATGGATTTCCAGGAACTCATGCGCGCCCTCGGTGCGCTCCTGCATGAACGTGCCAGCAAGTTGCGTCTCCGTGTAGCCTGACAGGATCTCCTCAATCTCGCGCGTGGCAATCTTTTCTACCGTGCCGTTGGCGCCAACATAGATCGAGATGTTTTCGTTGGTGCCGCTGCCCATGAAAGCGATTGCCTCGCCAAAGACGCAGCAAGTGTATGTGCCGAGTGATCCCTTCTGCATCTGGGCGCCAGTGACGCGCTGGAAAGGAAAGCCCGATGCGCCAGTGTTATCGAACACCTCGATGGTATGGCGGTTCAGTGCATAGATCTCGTTGCGCAGCTTTAGAAGTGCCTTCACCGGGTCGGGGTCAGCTTCGGACGATCCATACTTCAGAGGATCGACGGCAAATGGGTTGTTCAATTCTGTGATGACCAAAAATTCGCCGTCTGTCGTCATGAAGTACCCATCAACCCAGACAACGGTCAAAGCCGTGCCCAGATCGGGGTCGGTTACCTGCGTCAGCGTTGTGCCGTCATACAGGTAAAGCCGCCCGCCAGACGTGACCGCCAGATAGTCGAAGCTGTAAGTGAACGTCACGCGGTTACCGCTGCCCACGTCCCCGATCACCGTGACAGTGCCGTTCTGCGCGACAGTAACCAACTTGGTGCCCATCACGCGATACAGCACGCCCTCCCAGTTCAAGCCGCCTCGGTTTGATCCGGGGCCGTCTCCTGTTTTCACGATGCCATCTGCTGGGCGAAGATAGCCTTCCGAGATGCCCGTGGATTTCGGCACAGGCACAAGGTTGACAGGATAGCCCGTCCGAAAATCGGGCGAGCCATCCGTGTAGATCCCGTTGATGATGCCGATCTGCATTACTGCCCCTTAGAAGTTGATGTACAGCTTGAAGGCTTCCAGCTTCACGATGTTGTTCGCAGCGGCAGGCTGCGCGGTGATCGCAAAGACTTGGTCAACCGTGGCATCAACAGTCAAAAACACGTTGGCGGCTGTTGATAGACCGTGGCCTACTTGGTTGGCCGCATTGCTGACAATCTGAGACGATCCACGGTTGCACATCAGCTTCTGTGCGCAGGCGCTGGTATTGTTTGCCGCGCTGACAGCCATCAGGACGCCGCCTCCGTAGGTCAGGCCGAGGTTCTTGGCCGTAGCGCTGTTGGTCATGGTAAACAGGGCATCAACCTCCATGCCCCCGCCCACGCCCATCGACCAGCCAGGCACCGTGACAGATGCCAGCGTGACAACAGTGTTGGCGACTGCGACGGTCGGTGTACCAAGCCCAGACACAAATGCCCGGTTGATGGTGATTTTGACGCCAGTGGTGTCGGTATCAAGCGCGGTGATCTCATAGAAACCATTGACGCCCGTGCCAGTGGCCCAAGTCACATAGACGCTTGCACCGACTGCCACGGCGGCGGTCAGGCCATGCGCGCCTGCGCTCACCAGACGGACCAAGCCTGCGTTGGTTTCGTATGTCAGCGTGATGAATGTTGCCGCTGGCTCAACCAGCGCAACAGGCGTCAGAGAGCCAAGCACCAAAGGCGGGAAGC